TTACAGAGGATTTAGTGAAGAGTTTCCAGAGTGGTGCTCAGTAAAAGCAACTTACCACGAGAACCCTCGTGTAGCAGAATCAGATATTATAGAAGCTAAAAAGACAATGTCTGAGAATGAATTTGCCCAAGAGTACATGGCAGACTTTAATGTTTACGAAGGTCAAGTATGGGCATTCAACCACGAGCAATGTATAGCAGACTTGTCTGAAATAGATGTAAGTAATATGGATGTATTCGCAGGACTAGACGTAGGATATAAAGACCCTACAGCTTTTTGCGTTATAGCATATGACTGGGACGAACAAAAATACTATCTTATAGATGAGTATATGGACTCCGAAAAAACAACAGAACAACATGCAGTACAGATTCAAAAATTAATTCATAAATGGGATATTGATTATATTTATATTGACTCTGCAGCTCAACAAACAAGATACGACTTTGCACAAAATTATGATATCAGTACTATAAATGCTAAGAAATCCGTACTAGACGGAATTGGACATGTAGCTAATGTAGTAGATAACGATGGGATAATTATAAATCAAACTTGCAAAGAAGCACTTATCTCATTGGACCAGTATCAATGGGACCCTAACCCTAATTTATTAAAAGAGAAACCAAAGCACAACATGGCATCCCATATGGCCGATGCTATGCGATACGCGTTATACACATTTGAAACATCAGCCACAACGTTCTAGTAAGACCTGTAAAAAACAGTTCTTGACATTTGCTGTATGTTTTTGGTATAATTCTAATTAAGAGTAGAAATATGAATTTCAAAAGAGATTTAGTTAAATACGTACGAGATAAAGCGAAATCACAATATAATAAATCAAGCAATTGTTTTATATGTGATTCCACTGAACAGTTAGATTTTCATCACTATCACGGGCTTACAGAACTACTAGAAACTTGGATAAAAAAGAAAAAATTAATTATTAAAAATGAACAAGAAATACTAGAGATTCGAGAAGCCTTCATTGATGAACATCAGAAAGAACTTTATGAAGATACAGTCACACTTTGCCATAGTCACCATATGAAGTTACACTCAATATATGGTAAAAGACCCAAGTTGATACACGCAGAGAAACAAAAACGATGGGTCGAGAAACAGAGAGATAAATATGGCATGGTATGATAGATTCTTAGGAGGAAATAGCGAGGAAAAACTAAATCCTTCGCAATACGTTATTTCTAGAAATGAAGGAATGACTGTCGACTCTCGTGAAATTGTAACAAATTATAGAAACGCTTACGAGCAACTAGAAATTGTTAACCGTGCAGTAAATATGATTGTTGACGATGTAGCAGAGATACCTTTTGCAGTCGGAGAAAAAGTACTAGGTACTACTAATGTTGTAAAGAATATTCGTAGATCTAAGGTTGATTTATTACTTAATAAAGAGCCTAACCCGTTTCAAGATGTAAGTACTTTTAAAAGAAATCTTATAATTGATTTACTTATAGATGGAAATATATTTATTTACTTTGATGGAGCGCATATGTATCATTTGCCTGCTGACAAGATAACTATCTATACTGACGACAAAACATATATAGAAAGATTTTCATATGATAACTCAATAGATTACAGCCCGAATGAAATTATACACATAAAAGAAAATAGTTTTAATTCAATTTACAGAGGTGTACCAAGACTAAAACCAGCATATAGAACTATGCAGTTACTCTCTAGTATGAGAAACTTCCAGGATAACTTCTTCAAGAATGGAGCAGTTCCAGGATTAGTACTTAAGTCACCAAACACTCTTTCAGAGAAAGTAAAAGAAAGAATGATGAGAGCTTGGAGTATTAGATACAATCCAACAACAGGAGGCAAGAGACCTCTTATACTTGATGGCGGACTAGAAGTAGACGCTTTATCAAAAATTAACTTTAAAGAGTTAGACTTTGCAGAATCAATCAAATCAAATGAAAGAATTATTCTCGAAGCAATGGGCATACCACCAATTCTAATGGACGGTGGTAACAATGCAAACATTAGACCTAATCATAGATTGTACTATTTAGAGACAGTACTACCAGTAGTTAAAAAAGTTGGATATGCATTAGAAAGATTTTTTGGTTTTTCACTAAATGAAGATGTAACAGGGATTCCTGCTTTACAACCAGAATTGAGAGACCAGGCAGCATACTATGCTACTCTAGTTAACACGGGTATATTAAGTGCTAACGAAGCAAGAGAAGCATTAGGAAAAGAACCTGTAGACGGATTTGACGAGCCAAGAGTACCTGCAAATATAGCAGGCTCAGCCGTAAACCCGGAACAAGGAGGTAGACCTGAAGAGGCTGCCCCAAGCGAGGAAGAATAATTATGACAAAAGATATGATGGTAAAGGCTCTTTCTGAGTACTTTAAAAAAGAAGGTGAAGTAATGGGCTTACCTGCTTATAAGGCAAAAGGGAATGATGTTCCTGTTAAAGACTACTTACTAAGAAGAGCATTTGGTTCTTGGAGTAGAGTACTTAGTGTAGTTTCAAAAAGATACCCAGTAGACGTAATAGTCACCCCAGAAATAAAAGAAGCACCTGCTGAGAAAAAAGCACCTGCTAAGAAAGTGGAGAAAAAAGATGTCAAGTAAAATTTATCATTGGACTAGCACTTTCAAATCATTAGGTGAAACTGATGATGGCGGTATAGATATTAAAGGTTCTGCAAGTACAAATGGTATTGACAGAGCTGGAGATATTATTGAAAGCGATGCATGGACAAAAGGTGGATTAGAGAATTTCAAAAACAATCCAATTATTTTGTTTAACCACAACTACGACAAACCAATTGGTCGTGCAAAAGATTTAAAAGTTACAGAAAACGGTTTAGAAATATCTGCAAAGATATCAAAAGCTGCTGGAGATGTAACACAATTAATTAAAGACGGTGTCCTTGGAGCTTTTTCTGTCGGTTTCAAAGTCAAGGAAGCCGATTATATGACAGAAACCGATGGATACAAAATAAAGGACGCGGAACTTTTCGAAGTCTCTGTAGTATCAGTACCTTGCAACCAAGGGGCAACCTTTGGCTTAAGCAAGTCATTTGATAGTATGGAAGATTACAACAAGTATAAGCAAACTTTTTATAAGGCTAACCCAGCAGAATCAGCAGACGCTGTTAATGTTGAGCAGCCAAGAAGGGAGGAATCCCATAACATGGAGACAAATATGTCAAAAGAAAATAAATCTCCTGAAAGCAACTCAGAGTTCAATCTTGAGGCATTCGCAAAGCAAGTAGCTGCAGATACAGCTGCTGAAATTGCAATGAAACAAGCTGAACAAAAAGCTGCTGAACAGAAGGCTGCAGACGAAGCTGCTCAAAAAGCAACTAACGACGCCGAAGTTCAAAAAGCTGCTGAAGTAGCAGATCAGGAAAAAACTAAAACTATAGTTGAAGCAGGTTTATCAGGAGCTGAAAAGCTAATGAATGACGTTGAGAAACGTGTGAATGATAACTACTCTAATTTAGAGACTGTTGTTAAATCACTAGAAGCTCAGTTAGCTGAGAAATCAGAAGAAATCATGAATATCAGAGAGTCTAAAAGACATTTCTCTGACAGAAATGGTCAAGGCGATTGGAAAAAAACTTTTGAGCAAGATATCCTCGACGCAAAATTTGCTGGTCTAGCGACTGGTAAAGGATGGGACAGTGAAGTTGCTAAAAATGTGATGGAAAAAGTTAACACTCATTCAGGTGTTCAAGTTTCATCAGCTGATTTCGAGCAAATCGTTTCAACAAATATTGAAAGAGATATCCAGAACGAATTAGTATTAGCTCCTCTATTTAGAGAAATACCAATGACTTCTGCAAATATGATTATCCCAATCTTACCAGATAGTGGTTACGCTGAATTTACTTCAGGATCCGCTGTAGCAAACGACAATTTAGATATGAGGTCTGCTTCTTATGGTGACGATGCTGGGGTAGCTATGGCTGAAAGAGTTCTTTCAACTAAGAAACTTATCTCACAATCATTCTTAGGTAATGAGACTGAAGAAGATGCAATCATGCCAATCCTTCCTTTAATTAGAGAATCAATGGTAAGATCACACGCTAGAGCAATTGAAAACTCAATCCTAGCTGGTGATGATGCTGACGGCGTATTCGGTACTAGTGGAGCTTCTTTCGAAGGTTTACTACACTTAGCAAGAAATGACAGTGATTATACACAGTCATTAACTGCTTTTGCTACTGATACAGTTACAGCTGCAGAACTTCTTTCAATGAGAAAAAATATGGGCAAATATGGTGTTAATCCATCAGAAGTAGTTTATATTGTTTCACAAAGAACTTACTACGAGCTATTAGAAGATGCAGAGTTCCAAGACGCTAACCTAGTTGGCGACATGGCAACTAAGCTTTCTGGTGAAATTGGTCAAGTATTCGGTTCAAGAGTACTATTATGTGACGAGTTTGCTACACCAGCAGTTTCTAAGTTCGGAGCTATTGCAGTTAACCCAAGAAACTACGTATTGCCAAGACTAAGAGGCGTTACTGTAGAATCTGACTATGAAGTTATTAATCAAAGAAGAGTCCTTGTGGCTTCTCAGAGATTAGGATTCACTGACTTAATTGACGGTGCTACTTCTAAGTGGGCGTACATGTACAAAGCTAGCTAATATTAGCTTAATATGGTTTTCGGGAGTGTACCTAACACTCCCCCTTTTTAATTATGGCGAATTTAATAACATTACAACAGTATAAAAACTTTGCAGGTCTGACAGGACAGTCTGAAGACGCAAAAATTAATGTAATTATACCAGCCATCAGTCAAGCAGTAAAAACTTATTGCGGGACGAGTTTTGTAGACTATTATTCAAGTGCAAAGACAGAATACTATGACATCAATGATCAGTACACTAATGCAATAATACTCGATGAAAGTCCAATTGTGAGCGTGACTTCAGTTGCCGAAAGGAAGAAGCAATCAGACTCATATACGACACTAGTAACAGAAAACTCCGACAGTAGCGGAAAATACGAATACATAGTAGATGAAGTAGCAGATACTATTTTTAGAACTACTGAGTCAGGAGACAAGATGTTTCCACAAGGAAGAAAAGCGGTAAAAGTTGTGTATACTTCAGGGTATGCAGCAACACCGGAAGATTTAAAACTAGCGTGTTTTGATTTAACTAAGTATTACTTAAAAGATGAAAGAAAAGCAAACTTATCTATATCAGGCGCCCAGATACAAAATCCTGTATCAACAAGTTTAAGAGAGAACATAGGTTTTCCAGACCATATTAAACGTATATTGGATTTTTATAAGATACATAAGTAATGTCAGTTAAATTTACACAT